GACTATGGCGATTCTTAAAGGTTTTCCACCATCTAATACAATCAGCCCAAGTGTTAGAATTGCTGAAAAAGACTTGAGCTTCATCGCACCTGAACAGTCAACGCATACGGCAGGATTGGTTGGATTTGCCTCTAAAGGCCCAGTTAATCTTCCTATTGCGATTGCTACTTCACGTCAGTTGCATACAATTTTTGGCAATCCTCATCCTGATATGGGTGATCCATTCTTGATTTATGCAGCAGATCAATATCTCCTCGTTGCAAATACACTTTATGTTGTGCGTGTTGCAGATACTGATCCTGTTTCTGACGAACAGGCTTTGACCGCTTCAGTAGATGTCCCAGCAGCTGGATCAATTATTGAAATTGAAGCTAACGGCGAAGCCGGTCCTTACACTTTTGACGAAGATTCATTCTTCCGTTGGAGACTTAATGGTCAGCTTTCAACAAAAACACTAGTTGTTCTTATGGACACCTATACAACTGATGAACTTGTCATAGCTTTGAACGATCAGCTTGATACTATCCTTGACGGTATTGAATTTTACGCAAATAGCTCTGATGAAATTGGTGTAAAAACCGTTTGGGCCTATGGACCTAGTGCCAGCCTTGAACTGGTTTCAATTCAAAATGCAATTTACGGTGGTTCTGTAAGCGATACAGATAGCATTCGTGACAACCCAACTGGTTTGGGTACAGGCATGACCCGTGCTTCAGTAACAGGTTCTAATGATCGTTGGCCAATCAATGGCTATCAGGTTTCTGGCCATTATGAATTCACAGGTCTTACCGATCAGGTAATTGAGCTTGTGATCGATGGCACTGATAACATTTTAATTGATCAAGTTGTTCAGACAATTACAATCGCTGATGGCGCTGCTTACACAAGCATCAACGATGTTGTCTCTGACATTAATGATCAGAAGGCTGAAAACGGTGGAACTCTTCCCGGTGGCTGGACAGCACTAGCCTCTGGAACACAGCTTCGCTTCGTTACTAATCATCATGGCGCTGATGCTCGTCTTCGCATCAAGCCAACTAGCACTGAAGTTTTTGGATTTTCAACTCTTACCGTAACTGGTACAAGTCCTGAAGGTACAACTGGTTCAGGCAGCATCGAAACTTTTGGTTTGGTTTATGGTGGCGCAAATAGCGGTGGCGATGTTTCCTTTGTTATAAACGCTGATTCACCGGGCATTGATGGTAACGTAACTCAAGTTGTTATCACTAATAGCTCTGTTGATTCAACTTTTAACTTGGAAGTTTATGCAAATGGAGTTCAAGTTGAATCTTGGGGCAATCTGACAAAGAATGCAACAAGCCGATTCTATGTTGAAACCTATTTGTCTCTGGTATCTGATTATGTCAGACCTATGGACAACACCTTAGTTGGCGCTGGTCCTGCTAGTGGTACTTACAATCTTGCAGGCGGCTCTGACGGTATCCCCGCAGATCCTGACAAGCAAGACGTGCTTCTAATGGGCAGTCCTCTTGGCTACACAGGCATTTATACTCTCAGCGAACCTGAGCAAGTAAATATTGACCTGATTGCAGTTCCCGGTCACTCAAGCACAGCAGTTGTTCAAGAACTTCTAGTGTTCTGTCGTGACTATCGTCAAGATTGTCTTGCAATCATCGACGCTCCTTTCGGTTTGACTGTTAAGGAAGTTGTTGCTTGGCAGAACGGTGCTCATCCGCTTAACAATACTCGATTTGATAGCGATTTTGGCGCACTTTACTGGCCTTGGGTTAAGATTTATGATCCATACAACAAAGTTGATGTATGGTGTCCTCCAAGCGGTTCAATCATGGCAGTTATCGCTCGTAGCGATTTTCTGGGAGCTCCTTGGTTTGCTCCAGCAGGTCTTACTCGTGGAATTGTGCCAAACATTACAGATGTCTACAGTCGTCCAACTTTGGAAGAAAGAGACACAATGTATGGTAATCGCAACTGCGTAAATCCAATTATACAGTTTGCTGATGTTCAAGGTTTCGTGGTATTCGGCCAGAAAACCTTGCAGCGCACTCCTACTGCTCTTGACCGTGTTAATGTTCGCCGTCTGATGTTCTATATCGAGAAGGCAATTCGTACCGCAAGTCGTACCTTGTTGTTCGATCCAAACGATGCAATTTTCCAACAGAAGTTTATAAGCATTGCAGAAAATATTCTTACTCAGGTTCAAGTTGGTCGTGGATTGACTGCTTATATTATCAAAGCCGATGCCGAACTCAACACTGCCGATGTGATCGACCGTAATGAATTCCGTGCAAGAATTGGCGTACAACCAACCCGTGCTGCTGAATTCATGTTCATCGAATTCTCGATTCACAGAACTGGCAGCTTCGTAACAGGCGCTGAAACATTCTAAAAAATTAAAGGAAGTTAACAAAGGAGAAGTCAGATGGCATTAGACATGGGATTAGGTACAATCGGCGGAAGCAATATTGTTTTCAAAAGAAAGTACCGATGGACTTTCGCCGTAAGATGGGGTGGGAAGGATATTCCTACCGCATTCGTAAAGGTTGCAAATCGTCCTAACCTTTCAATCGAGCAGACTGAAATTAATTATCTGCATGGGAAAATGTGGATTCCCGGTAAAGGTACTTGGGAAACATTGACTGTAAGTTACTACGACATGGGCGGAGCAGGCGCTACTGGTATGGTAGGTCTATGGGAATGGCTCACTACAGTTTATAACTTTTCTGATCCGGTTACTCTTAAGCAAACATCTATCAGAGGTGAAGACGGAACCGGAACAGGTTGGGCTGGTAGCGGAGTTCTCACCATGTATGATGGTACAGGCGCAGAAATGGAAAACTGGAGTCTTAAGAATCTTTGGCCAGCTGCAATCAACTTCGGCGACCTTGATTACGGTTCTTCAGACGTAGCGACTCTAGATCTTACTCTGAGATTTAGTGAAGCTAAATGGACACCTACTTGCGGTATTGGAGGAATACGCCAAAACCTGCAAAAGGGCTGTTCTTAATAAAATTAAAAATAAAATTTCAATTTTGAGCCTCGTATATAATACGAGGCTTTTTTATTTGTAGAGGTGTAAATGGGTCAGCAAATGGGATGGGGTGATAGTTTTGGATTAAGGGATGGTTGTTTCAAAAGAAAAAACCGTTGGCTTTTTACGATTCCAGAGGTAAGCGCAGAAGGAATCAATGCTTTACCACCATCAAAAGCATCTAGACCTTCTCTTTCTTTCAAAGAATTAAGCATGGAACACATGACTGAAACCGTTTATTATCCGGGAAAACCAGAATGGAAATCAGTTACGTTGACATTATATGACATTTATAAGCCGCAACACAAACTTTGGGAGTGGATTTATTCATATTATGATGTTGAAAATGCTGAATTAAAATATTCAGTTGGATTCAAAAAACCTGAAGCTCGATTAACTTTATATGATGGAATAGGTGGGGAACTTGAAACTTGGTTCCTTGAATCTGTTTGGTGTCAAGATATTTCGTTTGGAGACTTGGACATGGGAAGCAGTGAAGTCGTAACTGTTGATCTTACTTTAAGATACGATAGAGCTACTTATCTATTTTAATCTTCGCCTGAATCTTCGACTTTAAGCTCTGCCTTCAAAAGTTCTTGGCAGGCTTTAATTGCATCTTCAAGTTCTTTTGGCTTGCATTTTAATACTCTGCAAGCCCCGCTTTTGTTTAGACGGCCTTTTTTTGTATATACTTTGGCATCATGCAATAAAAAAGCATCAACAAGTTTGCTGTGTCCGCTATCAATAAGTTTTTGTATAAGTTCTTGATTTTCGATCTGATCAAATAAACTTCTACCTTGCTTTATCATATGAACCAACTTTTTACTATAAATATAATTTTGCTTGTTTTTCTAATTTCACTTTTTGTGCAATTAAAATGTAACCATAATATTATAATAGAGCAATTAACTTTTTTCAATTATCAATTTGTTAAAATTCAAAGATCGCTAACAATGTTGTGTCTTTTATAGAAATTTTTGCTTTTAACTGCTGGAAGTTTCTGATCTAATTGAATTTGTATAAAATCAAGATATTTTCTTTTTAGTTCATTATAGTTTCTTGCGGTTCGATAAAGTTGACGGAAATGATTAAGTATGCATGTTGTCATGTAGTTAAATGCCTTGCCTTTATCTGGGTCGAAACGGTCGATTTTTTCAAAGCATATCATGACTCCTTCTTGAACTGCATCATCTTGATCAATTAGATTGAATTTTGCATATCTTACAATATTTTCTGAAAGGGTATAGAATGCAATTGCCAGTTGTTCCTGTACTTCTTCATATTCTGAGGAAATAATCTTGAATTCTTTTTCGGTTAAAAGCCAAGAATCTGGCTTGTTAAAATTTCCTCTTTTCATTGTTCGATGTTGTGTTTCGTTGATATCATCCATAAAAAGTTGATATTTAACTCTCTCTTTTTTAGATTTTTGAAAATGCACTATCAAGGACTCAAAGGTTTTGTTATTCAAATATTCAGTGGCCATTAATATCCTTTTTTACTTATAATGCTTATATGGATCTAGCACAAATTTTTCACTCATTGCTTGACAAACCTGATGTTCCAAAATTTTATCGTGAACTAAGGTTATACTATTTAGAAAAAAATATGTTACATGAAGCCTCAGCAATTGGTTTCTTATTAGAGAACAAATTTGGTAAAAATAATGAAAAGTCCACTAGCGATACACATACTGACGAAGAACAATTCTCAAACGATTGACTCTTTGCTTTATTCAATCAGAGAAATTAACTGTAATTTAATTGTTGGTGATCTTGGATCTTCGGATAATACTATTGAAAAACTTATATCTCATGACGCAAAAATAATTAAATGTAGTCTTGGCGATGATTTTTCATTAGTTAGAAATCAAATGATTGCACAAACTAAAGATCAGTGGATATTATTCATTGAGCCATATGAAACTATTATGGCAGGATTAGAATCAATAAAAATAGCTGTTTCTGGGCCTCCTGCTTCTTATAACATAGGCGTAATACAAGGAGATATGCTTACAAGACAAACTAGGCTTTGGCATAATTCCTTGCAACTTAAATTTACAAATCCAGTTTTTGAAACAATTGAAGGTGAATCTAATTTTTTGAATGCATTTATTGCAGTATCAGATCATAAGTCAGAATTCGACATGACAAGTATTGTTAAAAAATGGCATAATAAAAGTCCATTATCGCCAGATCCAATTTATTACATGGCTTGTAATGAACTTTTTTCTAAAAATTGGGATTCTTTTATAAATTATGCTGATTTATATCTACATCAACAAAAAAAACAAAACATGTCATATTATATGACAAATTATTATTTGGCTATGGTTTATTGTTATATAAAAAAAGATTATCAAAATGCTCTAAAAAAAATATCTATGTGTGTCCTTAAAAGTCCAACAATGGCTGAATTTTGGTGTCTTCTTGCTGATATTTTTTATGCTATAAAAATTTATGATAAAGCTTATCATTTTTACAGTAATGCAAAGATACTTGGATCAAGACGGCTTCAAGAATGTGATTGGCCGATGGAAATCTCCAAGTATCAAGATTATCCAGAAAAAATGATGAATTCTTGTCTTAAAGTTTTAGATCAAACAAAAATTTATTTTAGTGAATCAAAATAGAACATCAAGTTCATTAACAACTACTGTTACCATATCTTCATATCGAGCAACTGCTAGTTGTTTGCGACCACTTGGTAGCTTTTGAAGTTCTTTTTCAAGGTCTTCTGCTTTACAGTTTATGACGCTCCAATGATTTTCTGCTAGTTTTTTGGCTTCTTCATCAAGGTTGGCAACTGTTCTATTAGGGAAGTATTCCTGTAATTGTGGTTTGGCATCAGTCATTATCTTTTTATAAATAGGAACATTGCAAGCGCAACCGGGATTATTCAAATATTTTTGAATATCATCCTTAAATCCCTGAGGAAGACTTTCTCTAAATCTTGCATCACGAAGGGCTTGTTTTACATCCATTAAATTAATTGGTCTGCTCATCAGAATTTTCCTTTTCTTCTTCTGGATTATTGTCAACCAAATATGGCTTTACTGTAAAGCCACACTGAGGACACTTGAACATTTTCAGTCTTTTTTTATCAGGAGCCATTACGGCTTTTTTCTTAATCACATCCAATTTTGGGATATTTCTTGGTATGTCGCTTAACTTCAGTGGCAATAGATCTTTTACATCTTTGCCATTTGAGAATCTTTTATAATTGCATTTGTTGCAATGAAGTACATATAGCTTTGTTTCATCCATTGTGGTCCTCAGAGGGAAGATTAACGATGGTTGCGGCTTCGAGCCAGTTCATGATTACAGCCGCAAAATTAGCAAGGAAGCCACCTGCACAGCCACAGGCAAATATTTCCCAAGGATTTTGTGTCAACCATACCCATCCCATGAAAAATCCGCACCATGTGCCGCAGCAGAGATAGCAATCGACGACTCCTCCAAGCTTTGGAACCTTGATTTTTTCAGCGAATTTTTTCACAAATTCTCTGAACCAAAGAAGAATTGATCCATCTACAACAATATGGCACATGCCAACAGTGCTTATAACAAACAAAAGAAGCTGAACAATACTCATAGTTTTTCCTTTATCGCCAAAATGTTACACCTATTTTATCTTTGTTTGCTGTAATGCAAAATTCTCTGAATTCGCTATACTGACAAAGATCTTCGTGGTGATTCAATGTGAAATTATAATGCTTTGTCAGTTTATTATTCAATCTACTGACATATACCTGTTGCCCAAAATGTTTACTTATTTTTTCCAAATGAGATTTATCAAGATTATTCAAGACTTCCAAAACGCTTTTTTGAGAAAGAGGTTTAAGTCCCGGAATCATTTGTGCGATACGCCAAGAATCAAATTGTTGTTGAAATTCCGGCAACAATTCTTGTATCTTGCGATCCAAAAAAAAAGTTTCTTCTATATTTTGAAAATTTATTTCCATGATACTATGACAACCTTAGGTTGATGAATCACCAATTTTATAATAGTTTTGCGGAGTAAAAAATGACAGACGAAAATTTTCGTATCAGAAGACCAAGCACCAATGAAGCACCAGCATCAAATCAGGAGAGTAATGTGAGTAATCCACTTGATTCAGTTAATCAGTTTCGTCAGCAGGCCAATCAGGAAACTTCAGGTCGTCCTAACGACATGCCAAGCGGCCTCGATATTCAAGGCAATATCCCTCCTGCTTTTGCTGCTGCTCTTGCTGCTGCAAAAAATCCGCCTCAACCACAACAATCCAAGCGTGGTTTTGGAACTATGAGTGCAGGAGGAGAATCTCCAACTTATTCTCCTCCAAGCAACAAGCTTGCCTCTTCTTCTGGTCACTTGAAAGAGCTTCTTGAGGGTCTTCGTGGATCGACAACCATTTATGAAGAGATTGAGCTTCCATCAAAGGGAAGGTTCTACAATGGCGAAGATGGGCCAGCAAATGGTGTTGTTTCGATTAGACCCATGACTGGAGAAGAAGAACAAATTCTTGCTACTCCAAGATTTGTCAAGAAGGGTCAAGCGATCAACATGATTTTCCAAAAGTGCCTTAAAGAAGGCATTCGACCAGAAAATCTTCTTACAATTGACCGCACTTATCTTCTTATTTATCTTCGTGGTATTTCCTATGGACCAAGCTATGATGTTGAAATCAAGTGTCCAGAGTGTGAAACAAAGTTCAGCACAAGCATTGATTTGAACAGTCTCTTTGTTGAATACACTCCGAATGATTATGGTCCTGAACTTCGTGATGTTCTTCCGACATCCAAGCTTCCTTTCAGTTATCGATTTTCAACAGGTCGTGACGAACAGGAAATTCAGGACCATCGTGATCGACGAATCAAGGCATTTGGCGATAGTGGCGTAGATGATACTCTTACCTATCGCACTGCTCAACTTTTGACCGATATTGATGGAATCACTGATAAGTCAGAACTTCAAATATTGCTTAAGAATCTTCCAATCAATGATGTTTCTCACATTCGCAACCTTCTTAACGAGCCACCATTCGGCGTGGATACAAATGTAGAGATTGTTTGCCCAAGCTGCTTGGCAGAGTTTAGTCTCGATCTGCCATTGGAGGCAAATTTTTTCTTCCCTCGTCGCAAGAGGGCCAAGACCCAAGCATAACAATTTGGGAGCAATTGGCGGAAGAAATATTTTTCTTCCAATATCATATGCACTTGGATATGTCAGGCTCCATGAGCCTTCCAATCAATCTCAGAAAATGGATGATCGAAAGATTCATTCAACAAAAAGAGAATGAAAATAAGTCCATGGAAGCACAGCAGAAGAAGGCCAACCAAAGATCGAGGTAAAGAATGGCAAAAGAACGCTACCAGAAGCCTGTTTGTGGCGACACAGTCAATCTGCGTCTTTTCACATACAATGCTAATAGTTTGACAAATGTTAGAACAATAAATGAAATTAAAATTTATGTCATTGATGACGCTCTTAAAGACGCATCAAATCCTGAAGGATTACGTTTAGTTCAAACTATTTCTGGTTCTTCTGTTGAATTGGCTAAAACAGGAGAATATGTCCTTTCTGTTTACCTTGATCCAGAAATTTATGGAATTGGTACATATTATGACTTGTGGAGCGTTACATTTGAATCAGGCGAATGTGCTGAAGCTGAAGTAAGAAATACGTTCCAAATTGCTCCAGATCTTTGGTTTACAAGTTCCAGTCCAATAATATATGACTTCAACTTTCAATTCAGGCCCAATCGAATTAGAAAGGGATCTAAGCGTTATGTTCTTATTAAAGTGACTCCTAATGTTCCTCAAGGTGCTGATCTTGTATCTTATTATGATAATCTTGCCATAGTCTCCGACATAAGAGTATCTATGGAGATATCCTGCGGTGAATGTGTACCCGCAGAGACTGATCTCCGACTCGTCGTTGATCGGCACCTTGTGGAATATAGGCAAGATAGCTATGCTTATTGGTTTTTAGACACAACTCAATTGGATGAAGGAATTTACAACATCTGGTTTGAAACAGTTGCTGGCGAAAACACCTATATTTCTGAAAAATACGCTCTTCAGATTTACTCCTAATCATTTTTACCATATCATCCTTGGCTAAGGGCAACCTAAACAAGGATTAGACATGAGCGTTTCATCAGCCAAGATTGATTTTTGGATCAACAACAACTACAACATCATGTTTGTTGGTCGTCACGGTGTTGGCAAAACAGCAATTATCAAAGAAGCATTTGATCGACACCAACTTAAATGGCGTTATTTCTCTGCATCAACTATGGACCCATGGGTCGATTTCATTGGTGTTCCCCGTGAAAAGACAGAAGATGTCATGCCAGAGAGCTTCTTGACCATCCGTGAATTAGCCAAAATTAATCAGCAAATTGCAATTTCTTATGTGATGCAAAACTGGAAACTTGACGCTGATTCCGCAAATGAAGTTGTTCAACACGCATCTAAACCTGCTAGCACAACATATCTTGAATTGATTAGACCATTCAGCTTTGCCACAGGAGAAGTGGAAGCTTTATTTTTCGATGAGTTCAACAGAAGCCCCAAAAAGATTAGAAACGCTGTAATGGAATTGATTCAATTCGGCAGCGTAAATGGTCACAAGTTTCCCAACCTTCGTTTCGTTTGGTGTGCAATTAATCCAGATGACGACGAACTACTGAAATATGATGTAGAAGTTTGTGATCCTGCACACCTTGATCGCTTTCATTGCTCCATTCCTATCCCCTATAAGCCCAACGCAGAGTGGTTCCGTGAGAAATATGGTCAGAGATTTGCTGACTCAGCAATTCAGTGGTGGGATGATCTTAGCGAAGAAGTGAAAAACACTGTAAGTCCCAGAAGGCTTCAATACGCACTTGATATGTTTTCCAAAAAAGGTGACATTCGTGATGTATTGCCCACTGCCAGTAATGTAGGCAAGCTTATTACATCTCTTAAAAACGGACCAATCACCGAACAAATTGAAGAACTATTCAAAAACAAAGATCAAAGTGCTGCCTCTAAGTTTCTTGAAAATGAAAATAATTTTTCAGCATCAATTAAGTTTATTGTGCAATCAGTAACTCTTCTTGAATATTTTGTTCCCTTGATGCCTCAAGAAAAGATTGCAAGTCTCATGGCAACAGACGATAAAATATGCAATCATATTATCAAAAATATTGATAAAATTTCATCTTTTCATAAGATAAGCAAACAAGTTATGAATGCCAATCTTGATGCTAGCTTAGTGAAAAAGATTCGTAGAGCTTTGACTGAAGATGAGAACCTAGCCAAAGCTTTTGCACAAGACGTTCTTGTAATTCCAAAAAAATCTATCGCTCCTTATTTCAACAAGCGTAAGATTAATTGGGATGCAGAGCTAATTCAATTGAATTCTATGGCTATCGATAGCGGCCCTCAAAGAATTGCCATTTACGAAAAAATTGTAAAATCTATTCCAGAAAAAATAACAGCAGAAGAAGCTTTGGCTACACTAAAACTTCTGAACGAAATATTTGGCAATACAGATAATGCTTTTACAAACAATCAAAAAGATAAATGGCTTTTTACATCAATCATGCTTGACCCAAGCTTTGATAAGCTTTTTGGAATCATTAATCATTGTCTCATTCAAATTCACAAAGAGAATAATCTGACACTTACTGAAATTATGAATAATTACGATATAAAATCTTATGAAATTTTCAAAAAAATTGTTCAAACTGACATGAATTGGAAGATTCCTTCTGATGACTTTTCAGGAATTGCCAAATGATTTCCTCGAAATATAAAATTGGAAACGAAGAGTGGCTTGAAATATCAAACTCTCTTGAGCCACACCATGCCGTCTTTTATAAAGTCTGGCAAATGGGTCGTCCTGTATTTGACGAATCAATTGACACTGCATGTGTTCAATTTGATCAAGAAGGGAAATTTATTCTCTTTAGGTTTAATCCAAAGTTTTGGAGCAGCCTAGATTTATACAATAAGCTTTTCGTTATATGTCACGAGGCTCTTCATATTGTTTTGAATCATGGCATTAGAGCAAAGGAAGCAGACTGCAATAGGCAAGCCACCAATGTTGCTATGGACATTGTGGTAAACCATACACTAACGAAAAATTTTGGTTTCTCTCGTGATAAAATAACTGGTTCAGAAGATTATTGTTGGGTCGATACTGTTTTCAAAGATCGCAATCCTATGCCATCAAGCAACGAAATGTTTGAATTCTATTATAATCTTTTTGAAAAAGTCTATGGTCACGGTGGAATGGGAGATGGTGAAGGAGGAGGGCCTCAAACTGTTGATGATCATGAATCACTTGGATCTCAATCTGTTAATTGGGACAAAGTAATTGACCAGTTAAACGAAGGTCTTTCAGACGAAGAAAAGGAAGGCCTTAAATCAACAATTAGCAAGCATTTTCAGAAAAAGAAACCACAAGATGGTCAACCTAAAGAATCAGATAAAAATACACCAGCAGGTTCTGGATCTGGAGGAATTTGGGTTTTTGCAGATGATAAAAAAGCAAAGAAGCTTAAAAAATGGGAAACAGTTATCAAGCGTTGGGCCTTAAAGTTTTTCAAAGATGAAAACAAAGAATTTGAACAATGGGCAAGAATAAACAGACGCATGACCATGCTTCCAAGAAATATGATCATACCATCAGAAATGGAAATAGATGATCGCACTTACGATGAACATAAAATCAATGTTTGGTTCTTTTTAGATACATCAGGATCATGCTGGAATCTAAAAGATAGGTTTTTTGCTGCTGCTGAATCTTTGCCAGAAACAAGATTCAATGTAAGACTATTTTGCTTTGATACGAATGTGCAAGAAACCAACTTAAAAGAAAGAAAGATATATGGAGGCGGAGGCACTTCTTTCAGCATCATTGAACAATATATTCAAAGAACTATGCAAAATGAAAATGTTAAATACCCCAACGCTGTTTGGATTTTAACAGATGGTTATGGAAATCAAGTGAAACCATTGCATCCTGAAAAATGGCATTGGTTCTTAACAGAAGGTGGAGTTAAAAATTACATTGACGAAAAATCAAATGTCTTTAGTCTTAAAGATTTTGAATAATTTCAGCAATCAATTGCCACTATTTTTCCATCTTTTGTCATTCCTAAATTATCTTCATGTAAATCAACAATTGGTAATCCAAGATCAATCGCATCAATCAAATTTGAAAACTCTGGATAAGATTGTAATGCGTTTTTGGGATTTTCAAAATGAAAACCTCTTCCAAAATATTCCGAATTAGACATGTCGTGCATGTGAGCAACAATATCTTCAACTTCTTTTTCGCCATATTTTGATTCCAATACATTTTTCCAGTTTGTATTGACTTTTTCCTTATAGGTATAGTTAACTGGTTTTTTAGAAGATGAACCAAATAAACCAGAAAAAAAAGAAAGAATAGAAGATGGAGGAGGAGCTATTTTTGTGCCATAAATTTTCGCCACACCACCTGTGGCTTGAATATCTGGCCTGCTCATGATTTTATCGCAAGCTTGTGTATGAGGTGTATATTGTATGCGAACAATTATATTTGGGTCTTCTGTTGTATAAACAACTGCTTCATCACCAGAAGCTATAAATCTTTTAGGATTTAGATTTGAAACACTACTAAATGATTCTTCATTTATTTTTTTCAAGTAATCATAAAAAGTCAACATATTTCGCCTTCACATTGAAATTATTCTAATGTGAAGTATTAATGATTTTCGTCTAATTTTAATTGTTCTTTATCAATGAAAAATGAATCATCAAGTTTAAGAAGTTGTTCAAGCGCAACTGCTGTCCATTCACGATATTTCATCGAGTATTCAAATTCTTTTCCCATTAATTCTTCTGTTAAAATGAATGCTAACCAAGGTTTTCTAGTTTTTTTCCAGCACATCATAGGTTTTCTATTGCATCTTTTGCTGTCATTAGTAGCTTGATTTAAAAAACTATCTAATTCACTATTGCCATGTGCGAAAACAGAACTCATGTCAATACTATCGTAACCACCTTTAGATTCAATGACAAATTTAAAACCTTTCATAACAACTATGTCGCCAGAAAAAACTTCTCGTGCGTGGTCTGGAAGCACTGCTTGACTCCATCGAGCGCCAGACGCAACAGTTCTGCTAAAAGGTTGCCCAAATCGTTTTGTTAAAATTTTAGTCAAATCAAGTTCTGTACGGCTACCTTTTTTCTTGCCATTTACTTTCTTCTTTTTTTTGTTTTCAAGCAAACTATCGTCTTGAACAAAATCATCAAATTCTTCAAAGTCGTGTTTCATGATTTAATTGAGTAGTTTATCGATTTATAATCAAACTCATCTCCTCTAATTCTTTTCTTTTACTTTCCATATCAGCTAAAAGTGCTTCATATTCAATTTTACTTATAGAATTTTCAACAGCCAATTGTTCAGCATATTGTCTGATATTGTTTACGACATCAATAATTTGATCGCATTTTTTATCCAAAAGATCAAGGCGCAAGTTTAAAAAATTATTTTCCATTATTTCTTTTTTTTCTTTTAAAGGAATTGGTTGTTCAACTTTAACATTTTTCAATTCAAATCT